CCCCGCCGCCGACTGCCACCAGGGCTGCCCCCCCGACCGCCACCGCGACCACGACCCCGACCGCGACCGCGACCACGACCCCGACCGCGACCGCGACCACGACCCCGACCGCGACCGCGACCCCGACCGCGACCGCGACCACGACCAGGGATTTTCCCAACCGATTCTTTTAAAGATCTGATCCATTATTTTTGGGCTTTCGGGAGTTTGTGGCCCCACTTGGTAACATCGACGATTGCCGCGCGCGGCACAATCACGTCGTCGATGAATGGTTCGACCTCATTGAATTTTCCCTCTTTAAGGCAATCATGGAATCGGCCGGTGTCTGGAATCCAAGACGCGTCTTCCAGCACGAGCTCTTGCGACGTGATCTGCTTAATGCGTCCAGTGTAGTAAAGGGTCACCGTGCGAATGAGGTACTGCTCGCCTACTTTATAGGCGGTGTGGCTGCCATCGCTCCCAAATACTGATGTCAATTTAAGTAAATCACTGACTTTCATTTCTTCGATCATTTGGTACTCCTTCTATTGTTTTTTCCGCCATCTCGAGATAAGGGGTCGCCACGGAATATGGATTGCGTTGATATTCACACGCCAGCTTACCGTGGGCCACGATGTACTCGAAGAGCGCGCGTTCCTGCATGACGTCGTTTAGGCAGTAGTCAACAAGCGCACCAATCTTTCCGGACTGATACCAGTGCGGCGCCACGGCGCCATCGGCTGTTTTCATTGGCAAACCCAGTACGCGCAGGTGGTCGTCGAGCTTGAAGCCCTTGGCATATTGATCGGCGCCAGCACCTTTTTTGCTTTCCACTAGCATGTCATAATTGCGGAGTTCGGAATCCGGCTTCAATCGCTGCCCACTAGCGCGAAGCACCTTATTATCGAACCCCATATGATTGAACGCCACCACCAGAGTCCCGGTCTCGTTGAGGCGCGTCGTCAGCTCACCGATGTTGTCGTCCATGAAGACCCGGAAACGATTGCTGCGATAGTCGAAAGCGCAACCCACGCTGATGCCCATTTCGTCGTGGCTAGCCCAGCCCCGACTGCACTGTTCAATCGGCTTTTTGATCTCCAGATCATAAACTACGATGTTCTTGCCCATCAGATCCACTGCTACCTCCTTGATATTCGCGCGGCGCGCAGATTCCACAACCACTGTGCGGGAGTCCCAAATATCTGGTGAAACACGCGGTTTTTCCGGCGTGGTTGAGGTTCCAATTGGGCAACACGAAAACACTCTCGCCCTGCTCACGCATGTAGCGACACCAGGTGTATGATTCGCATACGTAGGTGCCGTTGTAGAGACCGGCATCCGTAAATGCCCACATGCGGCGGCCGCCGTACGTGAATGCGCGGTCAACGTGTTGGCCCCTGAATTTTTCCAGAACCTCACGGGCGATCAGCACGAAACCCAATCCCAATCCCAGCACGGGGATTGGCTTTGAACCGTCGTACTCCAGGAGATCCAGCATATCGACGTTAAAGCCAGATCCTATGCGCTTGGGATACGCGCAGCCCACGATGGGCACATCGGCGGCGATAAGGGCTTCCAGTGCTTCGGGTTGGAAATGGATGTCGTCGTCCAACGACAGCAAATGTGTGCAATCGGTATCCAGAAACTGACTGAACACCGCGTTGCGCGCCAACGGCAGAATCGGACACCCCTGGAATTCGATGTACGCGAATCTCCGGCGCACGCCCAAAAGCGCGGCGGCATTTTGAATGCCCGAAAAACTTGGGATCCCTATGGCGAGCTTCACTTGTTGCCACCGGCGTTGGTAGGCGTGCCGTAACGCCTCGTTTCAGTCAACGCATCCAGACCTGCTTTGAGTTCGGTGGTCGGCCATGTTCTGGCGATACCTGCTCTCCAGACTCCATGCCGGTGGCAAACCATAGCGGGAGCCGGAATCGAACCGGCGACCTCGGGGTTATGGGCCCCGCACTCTACCACTGAGTTACCCCGCAATGCCTTAAAACATGACGCGTTGCGATGGTTCCACGTGAAACGTCGCAGTGTGTCATGAACAATTGCAGTCATCGCCGTCGCTTTCCAGGTGCTGTCCGCACCCCAAACACGTGATCCAGAATTTCTGTGGGCCTCCGTGATGCAGCCGCATACCAGGCGGAACCCCGGTTAGGTGGGATTTACTCGAAAATTTCTGATCGAGACGGTAGTCTTGCGGGTTTTGCGAAACTTTGTGCGTTGTGCTTTGCATTTTAAAAACCTGAACTCTGGGCGCTTAACTTTCAGCGTTTAGCTGGTGTCCTCGCGGACGGCCATATGCTCTGCCAACTGAGCTACGGGCCCCCTATGTGGGCCCGGACGGAATCGAACCGCCGACCTTATGGTTACACCTTAACTGGGTGTTGTGGCGTGTAGCCACGGTCATCCGGATCGCCGGATGGCGCCCAACCGTTCCCTCCATTTCGCATCCCAAGGCCCTCGGCTCTAGTCGATCGACAGAACCGCGTTTTTCAGCGAGAGTTGACCATCGAGCTCGCCAAAAATCTGTTCCAGGCGCTCGCGCTCGTCCGCCAGAGCCTTTTCGTTGACCATGATGAGAATATCCCTGTCGCCGCCTTCGGTGCCCTCGCGGCGCAACACCTGGTTGCTGTCGAAGGCCTTCTTGCGCATCGCCGCGATATTCGCCGCCATTTGATCCAGCAGGACCTTGTGCGCGGGATACACCTCGCGTTTCCACACGATCCATTCCGCCAGGGTTCTGGTGACATCGCAGATCGTCACGGGGCTATCCAGGTTTTTGCGCTGGATCGCGGTGCGCAGGCGGATCACGTTGTCCAGGAGGTCCGAAAACGCCTGCTTTTCCTTGGTAATCAGGACCTCGGAACCCCCGGATTTCTCGTGGGGGTCCTTGACCATGGCCACGCGGCCCAGATATGTCATCACGAATTCCTTTTTCTTTTCAAGGCGTTTGCCAATTGTTTTGATTTCCGCCAGGGCTTCCGTAATGGTCATTTTCGCACTCCCGTTTTGAATTTCCGCAAATGTATATTACCGGCGATATATGTCAACTCTTTTTCTGGCCGCCCTTGACATTGTATATCACAATATATATAATTAGGGTATCCCAACAAAGGAGGCCACGTGACGAAATTCGGTGTGTTCTTCGACGACGATACCAAATGCGAGCGCCCACTCTACGTCTCGGCGTTCATGACGCTCGCCGAGGGCTGGGCCATCATCAACGAGAGTGCCTACGCGGATTTCAATCGCAAGCTCGTGGTAAAACCGATCGCAGCGCGTCACTAGATTTTGTTTGACGCCTTTTGAGGAGCCGTTATGATGACCGCATGGTGCAGTCGAAATCAATTTTTGCAAGATGTTCTGACGGGTCCAGCCTTGCGGCTGCACCAGCCCGTCGGTAACGGCAGCGGGGACCACCTTCGGGTGGTTCCCGTTTTGCTTTCGCGGAGGACTTCAATGGGCACGGGATGGGTGAAAATCCATCGGCAGCTACGGGATCAGGCGTGGTACAACCACTCACCCACGGTCCACGTTTTCCTCGATCTTCTGCTAACAGCCAACCGCGACACGGGCCGTAAAGTATGGTTCAAACGACTGGAGCGCGTCCTGGGACCAGGCCAGTGGTGGACTACCGCAGCGCGTCTCTCCGCAAGTACTGGCCTATCAAGGCAGTGCGTGAGAACAGCACTCAATACCCTAAAATCAACCAACACAATAACCATCGAAGCAGACAGGCAGGGTTCTGTTATTACTGTAATAAATTGGGAAAAGTGGCAAGAGTCAACCAACGAATCAACCAGCCCTCAACCAACCCCTAACCAACCCCTAACCACAAAACAAGAATACAAGAATACAAGAATAAGAAGAGATCTTCGATCTCTTCAGGCCACGCAGTTCAATATCTGGTACCAACAGATTGAGGACGCCTACCCGCCATCTGGTCGGCTGTACCGGGAATCCGCCAGGGGGCAGTTAAAGCTGCTGAGACCCACGGAGGAAATGGTCACGGCCATACTCGAGGGCATCGATCGCTGGAAGTCCAGCGAGCAGTGGACGGAGGCCAACGGGAAATACGTGCCAAGTTTGACCAAGTTTTTGAGCAACCACATGTGGGGCGTAGATGTACCACTACATGCGCAGAACTGGAAACACCGGGTAAAAACACAGGTTGCGGAGGACGACAGTGATTATTGACCAATTCACGGATGCACTAGAAGTACTATTTGACTGCTTTCACGTGCCGAACAAGGAAGGCAAGGCCCGGCGGTACTACAAGTTTTTTCAGGGCGAGGACATCAGGATCGTGAAAGCCGCATTTGATCGCATCGCCCGCGAAGACGAAAGGTTTCCCACGCCAGCCAGGTGTGCCGAAGTCATTCGCCAGATACGAGCCGCCAATAGCGTGGGTAGCGCCGTGGTAAAGCTGCCCTGCAAGTGGTGCGACGGCGACGGCAGGGTCCATGCTAGGGACAAGGCGGGCCAGATTTGGGCATACCGGTGTCAGTGTTTCAACGCGGCGCGCTACAATAATTACCCCGAGTGGTTCGGAATCACGCATAGCGACAAGCGTTTACTGGACATCGGTGACGCGCAAGCCGACGTGACCAAGAGGCCCGGAGTATATCGCCGCGGCCTACAGGACGGGGCCTGTGATGCACTACCGGATCACATGAGAGCCAGGATCGAAAAGCTGGTGGCGCAAGCCGAGGAGAACGAGCCATACTGACATTACAACACATGTATCGTATCGTATGGCAACAGTGGACGACATTCGTTGATGCCAACGCGGTGCTGGTAACGCAGATCGGCATGGGCGCCGCGTTTGTGCTGGCGTGCCTGGCGCTGTTCTGGTGGCGCACCGCGCGTCTTGTCAGGCAGCAGCGCCGGCACCAGCCGTGGTTGCACGACGACGAAATAATGGAGGGCTGCGTGGATCTGCGCAGCGCAATCCTGAGGCCCGGCATTAATATCGGCATAGTCGCCGAAAAAAAGGAGAGCAAATGAGTAACGCAATAGGTCAATGGCTTCTGGTGGCAATAGGTTTTCAGTTCGGAGTGCTCGCAGTGGTGCTCGCGCAGAAAATCACGGAATGGCTTGATGCCAGCGCGTGGCGAAAACGCAACATCGCCACGCAGGAGGACATGGTGAGGATCTTCAATAAAATCGCGGCGGGCGCCAGAGAACAAGCCGAAACCGATATGCGGAACCAGGAAAGGCTGCAGTAATCGTGGATCGGCTTACGACACCCATGTGTGCGTGGTTTGAAGTCAACTATCCCGTATGGATGCTCGAGCACGAACACTTTTTTTCCCAAAGTATTTTGCCGTGGAAAGAGTGGCTACAAGATGCCGCGCCAGGGCCACAAAGATCGGCAACAGGATATACCTGCGTACCCGATATGAACCCCCGGGATACACGATGCCACCAAGAACGCCGGATATTATCTGGCACTCCAAGCGCGGCGGCACGAAGGCTTTACCGGCGCCTACAAAAATCCTTGACACATTGTTTTAAACATATATTTTACGATATATGAATATGAAAATGACAACGGTTTACCTCACCGAAGAAATCCTCAGGGATCTCCGAAAACACGCGTTCAAGATGCAGCGCACGCAAAGCGACCTCATCAGGGCCGCGCTCAAGTTGCTGTTCTCCAAACTCCAGCAGAAAAACAGGAGCTGAAATGGAAGCCCAATTACAGCCCGTGGTGTCGCACCATGACCACATGTCGGCGGCCATCAACGAATTGGCGGCAGCCCTGTCTAAGGCTCAGAGCGCGATGAGCGCCGCCGTCAAGGACGGCACCAATCCGTTCTTCAACAACTCCCGTTATGCCTCTCTTGCCAGCATATGGGACGCCATCAGAAAGCCGCTCGCGGATAATGGCTTGGCAATATCGCAGTTGACCGGTGGCAGGAACACCGGCGTGGAGATCACCACAATGCTGTTGCACTCCTCAGGACAATGGCTGCGCAGCGCCATCGTGATCCAACCCGTCAAAGCCGACCCCCAGGGGATAGGCAGCGCCATCACGTACGGCCGGCGTTACGCGCTGTCGGCGATCGTTGGCGCCGTTGCCGACGAAGACGACGACGGCAATGAGGCCAGCAATTCCGCCACACCCCGTAAGGCCCCGGCTCCACAGAATAGTCCACGGAGTCCACAAGCAAGACCGGCTCCGGCTCCACGGCAAGCCCCGGCTATCAATGGCAATTCCGTGCCGGAAGTGAGCTCCGAAGCGCCAAGGCCTGCGCCACGCAAGCCCGCGATGCCGCCCGAACACCAGGTCACGTTTGACCGCATTGCGGAGCTCCTGATGACCAAGTGTGGAAGCGGCGAGAATCGCGGAAAAACCATGGAGGACGTCTTGGAGATGATGTCCGAGAAGCGCGTGGACGGCGTGGTCACGACTCCCGGTGTGCGCGCCATTGGCAAGCTCAATTTCGTGCCGCGCAGCGACAAACATCAGTCGCAGGCCACGTTCATTATGACGCAGCTAGATAAGATCAGCGAAGACGCACTGCGTGCCGCACTGACCGAATGGAGGGACATGAAATGAGTTTGGACGCCATCAGCAAATCCGATCTGTGGCTCAAAGTCGAGGGCTGGTGTGATCCCGACGACTTACTGCAGTTGATCCTTGACGAGACCGGAAGGCAGTCGAAATCCGATGCCGGAGACAGTGTGCCCGCATTTGATGTCCACAAAATCCGGGAACTCATTGAACACGTGAGACGCGTGCGTGCCGCGCGAGCCGTTCATGGGCAACGCATGGCGATCCGAGAAAAACAGCTATGTGATGCAAAGGCCAGGCAGAATGGTATGGCAGCCAATCAAGTTCATAGACTAAGCGGGCTAAGTGATTACCTGGGATTGGGCGGTCCACTTTCGATTTAAGGGGGCTCCGTGTTTTGTCAAAACAAGTGGTGGGGATACATTCACGTGCAATCCGGAGACATCTGTCTAAAGCGCTACTTTGGACGCCGGGACATCGACGACGCCTACACGTCGCCACTCTGCACCGATGTCCGGGGGCCAGTGGAAGCTGCGACGCGCGACGAGGCACAACGTAAGTTGTATCCCGAATTTCATCCGGAGGCCGCACACGCATGAGCTGGTGGAGTCGCGTGTTGGGATTTACGGAGGAACCCGTGCCATTTGAGATCCAAAAGAACTGCTTTATCCCCGGGAGTCCGGAAAGTATTACGCCGTTGTGGACACCGTAACCGACGAAACCGTGGGGTTAATCAGCAGCAAGATGATGCACGAGGCCATGTGTGACTTCCACTGGGTGGCGCCACATTTTGCCGATAAATTCGGTTTCGACAGCGATGACTTCAAGCCACGCCCGCGATGCGCGTACCCCGTTATCATCAAAAAATCATGACCAAAATCATCCACATCGGCTATACACCGCCGCAAAAAGTGCTCAACGCGGTTCTCGACAAGGCCACGGATATCGATCAGCTCATGGTCATCACGAAACGCCGTAGCGGGGACATCGAGTCGTATTCCACGACTTCAAAAAAAGAAATAATGGCGCTGTTCTGCATGGAGGCCACGCGGATCGCCATTGCCGCCGTAGAAGGTGAGGTCGGCGATGTCCATGCGTGAGACCACGTTGACGGCCTACAAGCTCGCAGAGAGTTCGGGCCTGTTGAGCGCGCGCCGACTACAGGTTCTCCGCGATATCTGCGAACACGGGCCCTGCACACAACTGGAGACCTGGCGCCGCGTAAGCCCGCAGTCCAATAGTGGGGCCATTACAACGCGATTCAGCGAGCTCGAGCGCATGGATGTCATAAAGGTCGTCGGCGAGAAACGCGACGCATTGACGGGCGCCGTGAATAGCATGTGGGACGTCACCGGGAATCCACCGAAGCCCCTGCATAGAGTCAGCGCCAAAGACCAGGCCTACAATGCCGCACTGGAAGACTACCTCAAGGAGGTGGATCGATGCTTGGGCCTCAGCAATAGCCACCAGGAATCCCTGGGCTACCGCGACAGAGCCATAGCGCAGCGCATCGCGGCAAAGCTAAGGCGCGCCTGTGTGACCATCGCGGTGGCGGCGATCGCGTTGTCCTGTGGATCCCAGGAAGAATTTGTGCCCCTGTTATCCGAGGACCAGTTTAAGGCAGCCGCGGAACCCGATGAGGCCCGATTTATCGAATGGCAGAAATGCTGGGGGCTAAGTTTTAAGATCGCCAGGGATTTCAGAGGCCGTAGGATTTGCGTGGAGCGCCAACACAGGAGACCCCATGAATTTCAACCTTGGCAGCAGCCTATCGATATCGCTGCCCACACTGATTGACACCCGCCATTGATTCAGGCCAACAGCGGTGGCGGGAAGTCGTGGGCCATCCGCAAATTACTGGAGGCCACGCATGGCCACGTCCAGCAGATCGTGCTGGACATCGAGGGTGATTTCGGCAGCCTGCGCGAAAAATTCGACTTCATAATTGCCGGCAAGGGCGGCGATATTCCCGCGCACCCCAGGTCTGCGGAGATGATGGCGCACAAGGTCTTGGAGCTCCACGCGGACATCATCATTGATCTCTACGAACTCAAGCAACACGACAGAATTCGATTCGTACGGCTGTTCCTGGAGGCCATGATTAACGCGCCGAAAACCATGTGGCACCCCTGCATTGTGGTCATCGATGAGGCCCATATTTTCGCACCCGAGAAGGGCCAAGCGGAATCCCTGGGCGCCGTGATTGATCTCGAAACCCGTGGGCGCAAGCGCGGATATTGCGGGGTTCTGGCAACACAGCGCCTGTCGAAGCTGCACAAAGATGCGGCAGCGGAGTGCAATAACAAATTGATCGGCCGCACGGGGCTCGATATCGATTTGCGGCGCGCCGCCGACGAGCTAGGGCTCGGCGTCAGGGACTACGTCGGGCTGCGCGAACTGGAACCCGGGGAGTTCTACGCCTTCGGTCCCGCGATTTCCAAGCAGGTCATCAAGGGCAGGATCGGTGCCGTGGTAACCCATCATCCGCAGGCCGGTAAGCGCGCGCTGGTCCACGCGCCAGCTCCCACGGAAAAAGTAAAGACTGCACTTGCCAAACTCATGGATTTACCCAGGGAAGCCGAAGAGGATCTCCGTGACCGCGAAGAACTACGCGCCAAGGTAAGGCAGTTACAAGCCGAAGTGCGGCGACTGGAGACTCAAAAAGCAGTGAACCCAAAAGAATTGGAGCGCGCAACCACACGTGCTGTCGAGAATTTCAAAAAAGAATTGCGGCCAGTCATTCACACATTTAACAAAGAACAGTGTATTGCGTCGAAATCATTGCAAGTTTTGGGCGGTCTCGGCACTGATTTATTAACACGACTGCAGCCCATGATCGGCGAAATAGTCGATGTCAACAAACCGCATCTTTTTGTATCCAATGGTCGCCGCACGGAAGTCATGAATGTGGTGTTTGATCCAAAACACCTTGTTAAGCGCGTGACTTCAAAATCGAATAACGGCGAGCACCCGGCATTGGGGCGCTGCGAGCGCGCCATTTTAGGCTTCCTGCTCGCTAAGACCGGCACACCGATGACCAAGGTGCAAATCGGCGCCATGACGGGATACAGTCACAACAGTGGCGGATTCAATAATGCACTGTATCGACTGACGTCTTTGGGCATCATTGAACGCAATGGCGACAAGATCAGCCTCGCGGAAGGCGCCAACGTGACATCGCTGATTGGTCACGAGACCCAGCATCAGCTTCGGGACTGGATCAATAAGCTCGGAAAGTGCGAACGCGCGATCTATGCCCTGCTACTTGAAGCCCCGGATGTGGAACACACCAAAGCCGAGATAGCGCAATCCACGGGGTATTCAGCGGGTTCCGGGGGATTCAATAACGCCATCTATCGCCTGAATACGCTGGGCCTTATACAGCGCCGCGGGAACAGCATTCAGCTCAATCCCGATGTCGCGAATCTATGAACACCGAGGCGCAATATGGTTGGGGCTACGAGATGTCAGATAGAACAATATCGGCGGCTTTACGGCAGGACATTAGGAGGCGCTGCAGGAAGCTCGGGATTTCCGTGAGGGACATGAAGCTCAATCTCATGCATGGCGAGCTGGTATTGCCGGATCCCCTGAATCCCTGGAGGGTGACCGGCAAATTCACGCGCCTATATGTCATCCAAAAACGATATTTTGAGGGCAGACCATGAAAAAGAAAGCGCCAAAAAAGTCGGCTTCACATCTACGGCCTTGGCAAACCCGAGATGTGCTGTCGGAAACCGCAGATGATTCCAACACCACGTTGACCGTGACCCGTGACTCTTTCGGCCGGCTGGTCTTAATCGAGGAAGCCCAGGAAGTCCACATGGGCGTGTGGAGTATCCGCGATCTGCTCAAGGCCATGCGGATCATCGAACAGGACCAGGTGCTGCGAGGCGATGATTATGGCCGCGGCGGTGGCATCGTGGACCGCCTGAAAAAATTGGACCAGCGCATCAACGCCTTTGAAGTCAAAGTGGGGCAGGAATTCCAGGGTATCACGGATTCCCTGGAGTCGATTCGCGGGTCTTGCAATCGGATGCCAAGACTGGGTTGGCGCAAATGAAATACCAGCGGTTACCGATTATCATCGATGCCGTGCAATGGACTGGCGAAAACCAAAACGAAATCGCGGATTTCATGGGCATCACGCTGATCCCCGATTGCAACGAAGCCATGCCTCCCGGGAAGTTTAGGATCAACACCTCGGAAGGCGCCATTGATGCCAGTCCAGGATACTGGATCATAAAAGACGTGGAGGGCAATTTTTACCCCTGCAGGGACAGCGTCTTCAACAAAACATACGCCATTGCGGATTTGACAAAGGTCTGGGAAATCAAAAAAGATGCTTTTAACAGGAGCATGGAAAAAACAAAGGCAGGGGATTACTCGTTTATGTCTGGTATCGACGGCGGCAAGCACGACGCCGTAAATCGTCCCAGTCACTACACCATGGGCTCCATAGAGGTAATCGACGCCATCGAGTCCTGGGGCCTCAACTATCACCGCGGAAACGCCGTGAAGTACGTGGCACGCGCGGGTCGCAAAGACGCCAGCAAGGAGATCGAGGACCTCGAAAAGGCCGTGTGGTACCTGCGGCGGGAAATCGAAAGGCTCAAGAAGCATGTTCGCTGAGCACGCATATTCCCTGAGATTATTTCCTGACAATCGGTATCCTCAAGGCATTCGGCCCACGATGGGCCCCGATGACTGGATTGTGACCCGAGAAATCACGCTGCGCGAGTGGATACGGTTGTGCGTTGCCATTAACCCCAGCCGTCACATGAGACTCGAGCTCACCATCTGTCTGCGCGAACAAGGCTATCTGTGAATGCCAGCGTTTAAAAGCCCCAGGATTATCGATGCCGATCTACTAGATGGCGTCCGGCGTCAGCCCTGTGCGATTTGCGGCGCGCCGCCGCCCAGCGATCCCCATCACATCAAATCCCGCGCTGCGTGGGGACCCGACACCGCTGCCAACGTCGTGGCCCTGTGCCGACACCATCACTCGGAAATCCACGCCATCGGCAGACACACGTTTGCCCGCAAGTACGGTATCCGTTGGGGCCCGTGATTCACTGCCATCCCGGACACGACCGACACTGCTGACTGTAGCGCTCATAGCCGGCCTTGAATACCTGGAAATCCACGGCGGGCACACAAATGAAGTCCTCGCCATCGATCTGGTAACCGAAGAACGACTGCCATGGGTTACGGGGTTCCAGTGGCGCCGGAATCGTCGCTGGCGTGGTCTTCACGACCTTTGTGCAGGCGCTGACGGCAAGCATTGAGATCAGCGCGCAGATTATGAATGATTCCCTTGAGGACATCGACTTCTTTCTGCCACGCCAGGTTGTGGGCGTAGTACATCTCTTTTTCCCGGTTTCTCGCATGTTCGGACTCCGATAACGCGCTGCGGTACTCATCGGATTTCGAGGCTCGCGCGTAAAGCCTGACCACCAACCAGGTCACACCGGCGGCGTAAAGTATGAGCAGGGAGAACGCGATCGCCATTATTTAGAGGGCGCCTTTTCACTGCTCTGCTTGATGGCCTGATGCACGAAGTTCTGGATGGCCGTAATGACGGCGCCACTCAGCAACGCGGTCAACCAACTGTTGCCAACTGCCATCTGGCCCAGAAACGTCATCACCATCGATGTGCCAGACATGATGAGGAATTTCCACTTACCCGCCATGTCACCGAATTTATTGACGAGCAGCATGATGAACTGCGTCACCGCAATGGCGATGCCCAGGGCACCAGTGGCCTTGACGTTGCTGAGCTCCGGCGGGATGCCGTTGATGGCCTCGGCGAGCGCCAAGACCGGAATCAGGAATAAAAATGCCGCCAATAATCGTACCATGTGACCTCCTAAACGATTTTGTGATCCGCTTTGACCCAAATCACGGGCAACGCCACGTGAATAAAGCCCTTGTCCCCGTACAGTATGACCTCACCTGGCCATTTTAAGACGTCGAGGATCCACTGATAGACGTCCCCGGGATCGGCCCGCAGTGGTCGGCCATCGCCGGCCTCGGCTTCTTGGTGTTGGGAACCCGAGACCCCACCCACGGCGGCGTTGAGTGCCGGCGGCCTGATGCCGCTGAGAATCTCAATGGGCCCCCATTTGTCTCTTATGGGCTGCCACGCCAGGGTAACCAGCATGCCGATTTTTGTCACCTGTTCGGGACTGGGCACGAAATCCAGGAGTAGTTCGGGATGATCGCGGGACACCACGAATTCGCCCAGCGTGAAATTCTTGGACAGGTGAACCTGTCGCCACTCACTTGTTATTCGTCTTTCCACTGCGTACCTCTACGGGTGCCTTGCCGGTGATCTGCCGCCACACGTGGGACACCTTCTCGAATGCCGGACCTATGGTAAGGATGCCGACACTGCATGCCAAGATAATCAAGAAAGCAATACCCGGCCAGCTCTTCACGACGTTGCTGAGCAACACCAGTGCTGGGTGGTCGCGGCGGTCCATTTTGAAGCTCAGTTCGAGTTCCACCATCTTGGCGTGGTCGCGCGCGGACTGCGCATTCTTGACGTACTGCTCCTTGAATTCCTTGAAGTCCTCCCTGAGATTCTGGACGTTGGAATCCATGGCTCCCTGCTGTGACGCGATGTGGAACAGAATCGAGGCGTGATCTTTTTTGTCGTCGTTCATGCATGACCTACGGACCCATTTCCAGTCTTGGCAATTCTACGGGTACCGGTCCAACCACAGGTTCCGCAGGCAACAACGCGGCGGCGCTCGCCGCCCTCGACGGCGACGAACGGCAGATCATTAAGATGCGAGCGACACCGACCTCCACCCAGATTATGGCGGTTAGGACACTCAATACCAGTGGTAGGCACGTCGGTGATATCCGGCGGTTCACGAACCAGCCCGACACGCGCATCGTGCTCCCACTCCCACATTTTACGAAGCGCCCTCTTTTCCCCCATGCCCGCAAAAACCCCCTTAAAATCGCCGTGCGCATGCCACCTCCTACTCGCCGCCGTTCAACGACTGCTGCACGATCGTGCCCACGTCGTTTTTGATTTTCACCTGTGCCGCCCCCTCCTCACCGACGACATCGCTGTGGTTGATGCCGCTGTTGTTGATGAAGAAATCCGCGAGAGCCTCCGCGGCCTTGGTGGCCACGGGGACCTGATCGATGAATTGTGCGAAGGCATCGGGACCCCCGATCGCCGCCACGGCACGCATGTCCACGGCAACGTCACGAGCGGCTTGGCTCAATTCCTTTGAACGTATGGCGGCGTTGAGGATCCGCATGGGGTTTCCCATGGCACGCCCCACCTTGTCGCCGACATAGGCACCCGCGGCACCGCCTGCGCCTGCACCCGCTGCGGCCCCCTGGAGACCGCCGAGCTTTGCACCAATTGCGCCTCCCAGAGATGCCCCACCAGCGGCGAACTTGTTGCGGTAAAACGTGTAGATCCTGTTGAGGCGATCAGCAGTGGGGTCGGATTTGGCGACGATGCTTTCCTTTATGCGTCCGGCGATCTTGGTGTTAAGCACGTCGCGTGCGAACTGCACGTTTTTGGCGCCGCTGCTGGGGTCCACGCGATTCGCCAAAACCACGAGCTGCAGCAGGTCCTTGCGGGCCTGCGTCTTGCCTTGCGCAAATAGCCGGTTGACGAACTGCTCGGGATTGCTCTGGATCTGGGACTCCACGAGATCCGCTTTCTCAAAAAACGTCGTGAGGGCATCATCGGCCTTGGCGTAATCCGGGTGGTCCACATGCACGCGGTTCTTTATGAGGCGTCGCATGTTTTTGAGGACGTTCTCGGCGAGCGCGCTGATGTTGCTGCTTGATCGCTGGCCGTATCTGACCAGGCTGTCGATTTTGTCGGTGACCAGCACGGCATCGCTGGGGCTGATCTGGGGGCCAAACAGGAGGCCCTTGATCTGATCGATCTGGCGCTTGTCGGCGCCCGAAAGCGCGCTTTTTCCCTCGGTTGTCGTGAGCTTCTTTTCGAGCTCCTCGAACATGTCCTGAAATGGCTTGGTGGCAATGCTTTTCTTGGTGTCGCGCCGCACCGCCTCTTTTAATTCGCCAACGCTGGTGGTCAGCGCATTTTTGAGATTCTTGAATTCCGTCTGTATTTTGGTGCCGATGTCGTAGGCACTCATGGTGCCGTCTTGTACGATGGCCTTTATGCGCTGGGGATCGCGCTTAATCGCGGCCAGCACCTGCGGGTCGTCCTCGCTGAGTATCTTCTTGCTGAGATCATCGACTTTGCGGCCCTCGCGCTCCGCCGCGCTTATGAGCCCCTGTTTTTGGATGCCCTTGGCAATGAGATTCTGGATCTCGTCGCCAGTTATGAGCTTGCGCAGTCCCAGACCCGCACCCGCTGTTACGGCACCACCCACGCCACCCGCTGCGGCCCCCTTTGCGGCGGCCTCCAGAGCCTCGGAAAAATCACCGGTCTTCGCGGCTTTCTGCACGCCCTCGAATGCCCCCACTTCGGCGGCACCCGTGAGAAACGCGCGGCCAAGGTACTGCAACAACGTGGGGTTGCCGATATTCCCAAATAGCGCCGCCACGCCTTTACCAACGCCTTGCGTTAACTTGGCCCCCAGAGCCCCCGGCGTCAGAAACCCCAGGACCTCGCCAACGGTGTAGGCCACGGGGTTCTGCTCTTTGAGCGCCGCAGTTTTTTCCTGTTCCCTGAGCTGCAGGGCCTCGAAATTCATGGGGCCCGCTGCGGCTTGAACGGCGGCCGCCGCGTTTTCCGCGTGCCCCAGCAGTGCGACGTTACCAAAACCCCGCACGGCGGCCGCCGCTGCACCAAGGCCCTCGTTCTTGATGGCCTCGCGGCCCGCATTCAGTTCCTGGGTTGCGGGACTGGCCTGTGGGACATCGATGCCGATCTTTTGCGCGGCGCCCGAGAAAAACTGGTTCTGCTCGTCGTAACTCATGGCCTCCAATTGCTTGGCAATGGCGTCCATGTCGTTTCCCCGGGATTCCAGGGACTGCAGAACACGGGTTGCGAGTACCTTGTCGGGCATCACTTCACCATATCCAGGGCTTTTTGAACGGCTGGCGATATCCCGGAACCAGGCGCCGACTGGGGTTGTGTTTTGGGCTGCGGCACCCGATAGCCACCGGACTCCAGGAGCTGCTTGTTCATCTCCAATTGCGCATCCAGAGATTTAAGGACGTTTTCCAGTTTACCCACGGCGCTGTCATAGGTGTCACTTAGGTTAGGGAAGATGGCCTCGTATTTTGGCACGTCTTCTTTGCGCAGCACACCGCCCTCCTTGAATTTACCGTAGGTCTGCGCGAGCTCCTTGATGCGGGACTGAAACACCTGGGCCCTGGTATTGTAGGGATTCAGAGCCTTACCGCGGCCTTTGACGGGACCAAAAAGATCCTTGTAATCCTTTAACTCCAATTTGAGGGCTTCGAGTTGCGCGGGTATAGACTCGGCTTCCGACAGGGCCTTGATGTCCGCCGCCGATGGCTGGCGCTCGCCCTCAATTGGTAGCACCCCAAATTTGTTGGGTTCCTCCTGAGCGTCTGCGGGCGCCACGGGCTGCTGCTGTTGAGATCCGCCTTGCACCGTTCCTTGTCCCATGTATTGCTCGATGAGCTGGGGAAACGTGGCGCGCGACACCCGATCGTATTCCGCGAGCTGGGCCTCATTGATGCCCGCGGCCTCCAGGGCCTGCCGTTTGATTTCGGCTTGGAACCCGGGATCCCCAATACGGGGGTCGTTGCGACTGGCCTGCTGACGCAGGCCCAGTTGCTTGCGGTACTCCGCCAATGAAGTCTCGGCCTGATCTTTGACCGCCTTGGCCTGATCGAACCCCTGTTTGTACGCAAACTTGGGGTCACCGAATGGTGACTGGGCCTCGGATTCCAGCTTTTTGATCTCCGCCTGGGTTTTCTGGCTGGCCTGCTGTTTGGCGATGACGTCGGAGAGCGTGTTGATGGCGTCGTAGGCCAACGCGGGATCCGCCAACGCCGTACGGATTTTGGGAATGATGGCCTGCATCTGCGAGGGGTCCTTCATGACCTCCGGTAGGTACGTGAGAATCTGCTCGGTCTTGTCGCGGAGCTTGTTGGTCGTGAAGACCTTGATGACGTCATCGGTGGCCTTGCCGCCCAATACGGTCTCGATGTACTGCCTGCCGGGACCCCGCAAAAAGTAGTCGTCCTTGTTCTTGTCGGGCAGATTCAATCCCGTCTGTACGCGCGACACCGCTTGCTGATACAGGCGCTCGTCGCGTTGCGCCGTGAGCTCCTGTAGGCGCGTGGCGTAGATCTGCTCCTCCTGACGCAAGCGCTGCGCGTTAGCCAGGGTCTGGCTGGCCTGCATGAGGCCCGTGCCGATGCCAATTAGTGCCTGCCCGGTATCAGCCATATAGCCCTTTCTTCACGGCGCCCGGAAACGTGGGGGCACCGAATTGATTGAATTGCGGAATCGTCCCGGGGTTCACGAAAACCGTTTGATTCTTGCCGGCGTCGTAAACCGGAATGCCACCGCTGGCCTGAAAATTCTCGGCCTGTGTGATGAAATCCGGGATGCCCTTGATCTGACCGCTGCCGATGGCGCCCAGTATATCACCGGATAACTGTTGCTGCCCAAAGCTCTGGAGCTGTCCGAATGGTACCTGGCCCAAATTCAGGGCCTGCTGCCCCAGTTGTGCGGCCTGCACGAGATTCTGCGACGCCGGATTTTGTGCGTAGATCCCCGCCGCGAGGGCCTGCTGGGCATTGTCGCGGCCCCCCTGCAGGTAGTTCAGGAGTCCCAGTTGCGACGCCCGCGTGCCCTGCGCGACACCCGTCAGTGTTCCCAGGCGCTGCACGGCTTCGTTTCTGGCGTTGCTGCGGAGCTCCGAGGTGCCCTGCCTAAAGGCCTCAAGCGCGCGAATCCCGGCCTCGCTGTTCTGGTAACCCGGACCCAGTTGACGCGCCAGTTGTTCGCGAAGCTGCTGTTCGCCCTGCGCGATCTCGCGCTCCACCGTGGGATCCCGGAAGTCCTCATAGTTCCCCGTAGCCAGGCGCTGTGCCTGTGTGCGGATGTCGTTTTCCAGACCCACGCCAAAACCACTGTCAGCACTCATCTGGTTGGTGATGCCCAATATCTGGGTGCCGAACTGCTGGGCGATCTGCTCGTTCTGCCGCGTGATGGTCTGCAGGGCCTGCTGTTGCGGGATAAGACCAGAGGCCACCTGGGCCTGCAGATTGGCGCGTTGCTCCAGAACCCCGGAGATCGCCTGCGCGCGCTCGCGCTCCCTCTGGTAGTCCGAGATGCTCTGCTGGATGATGTCCAGTTGCTGCTGCTCGAGCTCAGGTGGTAGTTTTACTAGACCCACGGGAGTCGGGGTGTCTTGTAATGCCAATCCGAGCCCCGTGACACCGGCGCCGGCCAAACCCGTTACCAGAGTCGCGGTTCCCAACCCCACGCCACCCGCTGCGGCGGCGCCCCCACCTATTGCCGCCGCTGCCGGCGCTGCTGCTGCTGCTGGAGGCATATCAGCTCTCCTCTCCGGTCATGTTGCGCAACCGGTACTGCTTGTGCCCGTTATTGGACAGATGAAGGTGCAGCCACGGCGTACGCTTGTTTTTTGCCCAGGTCTTCACGGCGGCCACCAATTGCTTGATGACGCTGGAACACCGGTAATCGGGCTCGATCCACCACACGAATTCGTTTACGACGTGCTGCGCGGCGTTATAAAACGCTGGCATGCGGGTCACCGCAACCATGCCCACGTGTTTGCCGTCGGCTTCCGCGATGAAAACCGCGCTGTCGTTGTTGTTGATGAGCATCTGCGCGGTGGTGGCGATACTCTGGGGGTCGTACGTGGCGCCCTGCTCGCCAACACCAGACCACTGGAAGACGTTGTGGCCCATGGATAGAATGGCTTTGATGTCGTCGGGTACCACGGAGGCCTTGCGTACCGTAACGTTGGCTTTCTTCACAACGCACTTGCCTTGGTGATCTTACGCCACCAGATAAAATTTGTGCTGGTACTATCCAGGTTCCCCGCTGTGGCTGCCCACGCGGGTCTGATTTCATGCAGGCCCGTAGTTAAGACCTGCGGTCTTTCATTGACCATCACGATCTCCGTAGTGCCCTGACTAAAAACTGGTGACGGAATCTGCGTACCCGCAAAGCTGCCCGTTAGATCGTTGTCGATGTCAATGCCCAAATGTATGGTGTTGTCAACGCTGTTATCGATTTGCCCACCAGCGACGTAAGAAAACTCCGTAACGCCATCACCGGCTTGGTAATAAACGTACTGCCCGATATCGACAAATGACGTGGGGGCCGTGGCTGACAACGTCTGGTTGTCGCCAAACACCATATTGGGCGGCATGTGGGGGCCGTAATACGGCAGGGATCCAAATACATCTGACACCTTGCTGTTTTGCAGCGTCGATATCGCGACGTCGCTGATGGTGCCGCTGATAACCGCGATGCTGTCCAGATTGCCCTGGGAATTGGCTGCCACTGGTGCCGCCGCGGTGTCGGCGTAGGCCACGTACTCGATGTCAACATCGATGCCGGTGGCAATGCTGGTGTCGCTGTCTCCGAATCTGATGAGGTCATTGGCGGTGGCGTTGGATGTCGAATTGGTTCCCGTATAGACCGCCACGCCGTCGATATAAAATACCGTTGTGGGGCTCGGTGAACCACTGGAAGTCACCCAATAGGTGTGCCAGGTCTTGGGGTTGATATATGCCGCATAGACTGTGGAGCCCCCGTGAGCCAGGAAAACCCGGTTTTCCGAAAAATATAACTCACACGAGCGATTCAGTGAATCATCGCGCACCGTCAAGTTGAATTGCTGACAACTGGCAATGGGAGTCGTAACCGCACCCAGTTGATTGATCTTCATTTTGATCGCAAAGGTCTGATCCGCGAGATTGATTCCGGTGACCGATGCCGAGGTTTTTTGATAGGCCCCCGCTGTGGATGCCGAAGTCGTGAGATTCAGCACGCCGTTGGAGACCGCACCCGTGGGTGAATTCACGCTGGACCACGCATCACTGTGTGCCGTGGGGAGACCACTGGCGGCGTAGAAGTGATCCCACGTGGGGTCATTTTTCTTGGCCCCAAAGAACCAAATCCCGCCATCACCGGCATTGACGTCGATATCCTGGCTTGACAATTGCGTGCCCTCATCGCTACCGCCGTACTCCATTTGCATGAAATCCGTGGATGCCCCGCCTTCGTCGTTGAGCCGCCATTTTGCGGTGACGTTGGCAAACGTCGAAACCCCGCTGCGCGTTGCGGATCCCTCGATGGTATTCGAGGTTTTTGTGCTCTCCGTTGCCGCTGTTTTCTCGGTGACCCGGAACCTCAGATGCCCGGCGCCACCCTCGCATAGCAATTCGACGCCCAACAGTGGATTATAGGCAATGTAATCCCCTGCGGCGAGATTGCGGAACCACCCGGTGAACGAGCCCTTGATGGGATTGCCGTGCTCACCACTAAAGGCGTGGATATTACCGGCGCCACAAATATAGGCGTAATTACCGAATTTCTTGTCGGTACCGCCGATATCCGCTGCCACCAAATCCGCTGTGGTCAAAGACGCGGCGTTGATGATGGTGCCCTGATTGATGAGTTTCGCCAATACGTCTGTCGTCGATGACGCCCCCCCATATTTGCCCTCGTATTCCAGGCCGATGTGCATTTTGACGTCGGACTGCGTGAGCAGTGCCAACGTAGTCTGGGGATCCTCATACCAATACGTTGTGCCCATCAACTGCGCCAATTTGTAGCGCACGCGTTCCATCTCGCCGGCAAGAGACGTGGCCTGACTAGCGGATGAACTGGGGTAAGGATTGGTCTGGGTCTGCATCTGACCCAGGGTTGCGCTGTAGTCGTCAATGGACGCCGGCACGGCGTTGTTGATCTCGTTGTTGAATTCGCCGTTGAGATCCGCTGCTGTGAGGATTTCACCGCTGGACCAGATCTTGATTCTGGAATAATTGCCAGGCATTATTCGGCCCCCTGTGATTTGACCACGCGATCCACGGACACCACGCGCTTCTTGGCGAACTCCGCAGCGACTTCCCTCTTGAGACCCTGCTTGGCCTGCACATCCATGTCGTTGGCCATGATGGCCTTGATGTCTGCACACCCGCATCGCGGCGCACACTTCGCGCACACGATGGGGCTATAAAGTTCACCGGTGTCCAGCGTGGTCTGCACCTTGCGGTAATTGGCTAGCACCCGGAATTTTTGGCGCACCACCATCTGCTGCTGATTGTTGACACTGCGGACCTCGGCGATATTATCGTCTGTCCATCCCGCAACCGTGGTACCACACATCCAGCACAGTATGGCCTCTACTTGCCCGATCTCATTACGTTTTACGTTGTCACGCAGCACGCAAGTCCTCCGCTCCGATGCGAAAACCACAAAACATTTTCTCGACTCCAAACGACTGATTCAGGCCGGAATTATACCCCAAAAACGATATGCGCCGCCCGGTGCCATGCAATGGCAATTTGCGGCTCACTATGCCAACGCCGTCCACGCGATCGGTATCGAGCACAAAGGTGTCCAGAGCCGCGCCGGTGTTGCCCATGTTGAAAGCCAGGGTCTCCGTGTATTCGCCGTCGATGAACACATCGACGAATAGGTCGTAATCGCCCACGGGCTCCATTTGGATTTCCAGGTAATCGTAGAGCTTATTACGGACCTCAAATGTGGCGTCGATGTACTCAAAACCCGTATAAGGCGTCTGGAATTCCCCGGTGAACGCCTGGTCGTTGACGTTGCGATTGGGCTCATCGTGGGTCCACAGGAACCCCGCGCTGCCACCCGATACGGGCTTGCGCACCGACGACGTGGGCTCCTTGGCCATCCACAGGGACTCCACCTCGTCCTTTTTGCAGAACTCCGGTTTGATGTTGGCGAGGTCCGATATCTCCAACTTAAGCACGCGGTCATTGCGTGACGCCGTCGCCGACGTGTAGGCGATCCACAGCTCCTTTTTGTCCTCGTAATATCTCACCACGGCGCGATCCAGTCGGTTACGGTTCAGGTCGTTCTGCAGCAGGGTCTCGAGGTTCAGCAGCGACGTGATGTCGGAATCCTTGACGTCTCCGAATTCCTGGGCGCCGCTGAGGAAATGCACGCCACCGTCGATGGACACAAACACGGCTTCGTTGACGCTGTAATCCAGGGCATCGGTGCCCGCGCACCCTATTTTACCCGTAACCTTCTTTACGGACCAATTTGCCGAACTGACGTCACTGTCATCCAGATAGTACAATCCGTAGGGCTG